AATTCTTAGATGGCGACTACATCACCGAGTGGGTGCGCTATCAATGGTATGGCTGGCAAGCCGCCATACAGCACGCCCGCGATGTGGCCGTGAAGGTGTGCGAGGAAATCAGTGACCGCGAACACCGCGCCTTTAAGGGCCACAATCCCGACGCGCCACAGGGCAAGCGCGGCAATCCCTACGTCGAAGGGTTGAGCGACGGCGCGGACCTTGCCGCTGACGCCATCAAGGAGGCGCTGAAATAGAAAAATCCCCCCAGCCAAAGCCAGGGGGAGAACGGCAGCCAGGGGCTACCGGGAGACAGCCAAAAAGGCTATTGGGTAAGGAACAGAATCCGCTCAGCCGCCCGGCGCCGCGCCAGGCCCTTACTGATCTTGCCGTCGGCCTTGTTCCATCGCAGTAACTGGTCGGCCACTTCGCCGCGGTCGTCGCCGCGCACCAGCATGCGGATCAGGGTTGAGCCCTGCGCGTTGCCAGTCCCGACATTGAAGGCCCAGCTCACCAGGGCGGCGAATTCGTTGTCCGTCAGCCGCGCACGGCCGCACATGCGCTCGATGCCGCGTGCGAACCTGTCCAGATCCTCCCGCAGCCAGGCGTCACAGGTGGCGTCATCAATGGGTGCCCACTGGCTCAGGTCGGCCCACTTTTCCCGGCTCAGCAGACGCCCGACGCCCTGCGTGGGGTAGCCCACATGGTCGTGGTACGGGTAGATCAGGCCGTCAGGCCCGCGCTTGTGCCGTCCCTCGAATGATTCGATCAGCGCGCAGCCGGTGGCGTTGACCTCCCGCGCGCCCGTGGCCACCCGCAACGGGGTGACGGCGGCAGGCGGCGGCAGGAACGGCTCATTGGCCGCAGCCGCCCAGCCGCTCAGCGTGGTGCTGAGCCGAAGCGCCAGGCCCACCCTACCCTCCAGCCTTGCTGGTGTTGGTGCTGCCGCCAAACACCGCCTTCATCGTCCTGTGCCCGAAGTAGTAGCCCAGGCACAGCATCAGGACGGCGAAGTCGTTGTCTGACCAGATCGCCTGCACGGCCTGCGCATAGTCGCCCATACGGACCTTGGCCAGCTCGTACTGGCTCCACTTGAAGGCCAGGTAAAAGCCCACCATGCAGGACGTGACGCCGGGGCGGATGATGCCGTTGATGAAGTCCAGCACGGCGAACAGGTAGAACACGGGCAGGATCACCATCTTGGGCCAGTGCGCGGCCGCGTCCAGGATCTGCACGCCAAAGCTCTGCTGCGGCTGGCGCAGGGTCTGCATTTCGGCAATGTCGGCCTGGCTGCTGATTTCCTCCATGCGGTACAGGTGCTGCTTTTCGGCCAGCTGGGCCTGCATCTGCAGGACGGCCAGCTCGTGGGCGTTGTCGGCCTTCTGGCGAAACAGCTTGATGACCTCGGGGATGAACGGGCCCGCGAAGCCCAAGATGGCAGAGAGGATGGCAAGCATCAGATCGCCCTCCCGCACTTCTCGCGCGCGCCCGCAGCGTGCGCTTCGTTCAGCGCCTGCTCCAGCCCGGGGATGTTGAACACCACACAGCCGCCTTCCGCCTTGCACTGTACGGCCTGGCCGGGCTCCAGGTGCATGGCGGCAGGCTCAAGGGCCGGGGGCGCGGTGGTGATCGCGCTGGCCAGGATGATGGACTCGAAGTTCATGACGTACCCCCTGCCCGCTCTTGGAACCGTTTGGCGGCCCAATTTTCCAGAAGCTGGATGCCCTTGGCGCCCGCATGACCCGACAGACCCACCAGCGCGGCCGTGAGCAGCGGCGCCAGGCCCGCCCATTCGCAAAGCCAGAAGCACAACAGGCCAGCCAGACTACTGGTGACCAGCTCGCCCACCAGGTGGTGGATTGACCACGGCGGCAGCACGCCGCGGCTGACCTTGCCGTACCAGCTGACCAGCCCACCCAGGGTGGCCACGCCCAGGATCAGGCCGTACTGTTTGAGGCTGTAGTCCAGCGGCCCCTTGGCGGCGGCCTGCGCCCAAACGGCCAGCGGCGCGATCAGGTGCAGGCACAGTGCGATGATGATGACGATGCGCATGGGCGGGGCCTTTCATCGCGTCGTTAAAACTTCATGCGTTCCACGTCCGCTCCTGGAACCCGGAGAATGACGTGTAGATCGTCGTCGCATCGCCGTACAGGTCTGCGGTGTTGCCGGCCATGCCCGTGACACGGACGCGGCACGATGCGGTCTGACCCGCCGCCATGTACACCCGCGGGACCGTGAAGGTTGCAGCCTGCTGCAGGGCTGCAGTGGCGGGAGACAAACCCATTTGCTGGTTGTATGTCCTGCCCGTCGTTACGATCGTCATGTCGAGCAACGCGGCCGCCGTGCTCAAGTCAGTGACGAGAGCCGTGTAGGCGAAGGTGTAATAGCCGTCCCACGGGGCCGTGAAGATGCCATTCCCGGCGTTGTAGTTCGAGCCGAGGTCGTATTCGACCGTGTCGAAAATCGGGATGTAAGACGTACCGGCGCCGGTGACGTTGGATGACACCGCAGATTTGAAAGCACGAAACGCCGGGATGAGCGGACGAACGGCGTCTAGATACCACTTCTGGATCGTCGTCGGTACCGAAAGAGTTTCAATCGCCGAACCAGCGTACCCGCGCACGATGATGTTTGCCTTCGTGTTCGGATCGGTCGACTGCAGGACGCCCGCATCGTTGTAGTGGCGAAAAGCGATGCTTGAGGAAAGCCCAGGGCTTTGCCTGTCGCAATAGTCGACAGTCACGTCCCAGATGGCAGCGTTACCACTGTTGTTATGCGACTCAAACACCAGTTGGGGGTTGGTCGTGGCAAGCGAGCCCTTCGACACGAAGCGCGCCCTGATGTCGTGCGTCGGAAACGCAGCATCGCGGCACTTGATGAGGAAGTCAGCGTTGCCGGCGGCCGCGTGGGCATCAGAAATACAGAACACTTCATGGTCCCGGATGCCGTAGCAAAAATACGAGCGCACCGCGTTGTAGGTGCGGTAGAAAGCCGTGAGCGCGTCGCCGTTGTTACCCAGGTTGATGCCGTAGTAGCAATTCTCAATGTCGCCGTCAAACCAAATCTTTTTGGCCCGGTTGGCTGCGGTGTCTGCGTCAATCGCAGCCACCACCCCCTGCAGATACGCGCCGCGTACTTGCACGTCAACGACCTCGCCCGTGGCAGGGTGCAAGCGGATCAGGCTGATGCCTTTCCACGTCACGGACTGGTCGAAACCAGTGTCTCGGACCCGTGGACCCTCCAGCGTAAAGCCGGTCATGTTGTCCAGCTGGAACAGTGGCGCGTTGTAGTTGCCGCCAGAGGTCTGCACGACGATTTCGGCGCCGTTGAACCGCATGCCGCGCCCGTTCGTGCCAGACAGCGAAAAGATCGCGCTGTTGCTGGACTGCTGCCCGAGGTAGTACGTCTTTCCAGGCGTCAGTTCCAGCCAACGCGCGGCCGCAAAAGCGTTTGTGAATGCGGTGCGGTCGTTCGTCATCCCGTCGCCCACGGCGCCATAGTCTTCAGGGCTTACGCGCTCGCGCATCTTGGCCTGCGCGGTGCGGGTGACTGCACCAGTGCCCGACTGAATGAAGGATAGCGCGTCGACCGGGCCGGCCGCGCCGGTATATGCGGCTGCAATCGCGCTGGCCACCTGAGTCACCGTGAACGGGGTGACGTTCGGCTGGCCGGACAGATCAGCAAAGCACAGCAGCCGGTCATATCGGGATGCACGCGTTGGCAGCGCTGTCACAGGGAAGGGCCCGTCCGGCGGGATCGTCAGCTGGCGCCCCAGCTTTTCGGCCAGCTGCTGGGACAAGATCGCCTGCCGATCGAACGCACGTTCGTGCACTTCAGGCAGGAACCGGCCCACGTTGGAAAAAGCCGCCGGTTGGCTGTACGCTGTGGCACCAATGGCCACCAGGCTGGCCGGGCTGGCCATGGGGGAACCGGACAGCGGGTACGTGATGTACCCGCCCGGGTTCGCGTCTTGATCAGCGTTCAGCGTGACGGTAAAACCGGACGTGATCACCGAGGCCACGCCAGCGGCGTTCGCGTACGTCACCTCCAGGTCATCGGCGCTGAACACCTTGAAGGTGAACGGGAACTGGGTAGTTACGCCGTTGCCGTAAAACGGCCCGGCGCGGCGGTCGGTGGCGGTGACTGTCATGGCCTTAAAGTCTCAAGGCCCGCCCCCGCTTCGCGCATACGGCTAACGTTTGGAGTCGGGGCTCGGGGTGCCCGTTACCAGGCCGCGCGCAGCGTCGGGCACGCTGGTGGGCTCGATACGGTCCTCGGCCATGCCGGCCAGGTAGCCTGCCGGCCGCGCGATGGCATTGGCGGGCAGGCCCGTGGTCAGGCTGATCAGCGTGGCCACATCGCGCACGGCCTTGCGCGCGCTGCCATCCTCGACCACCGCGTTGTACACGCTGGCCGGTGACCGCACCGCGCTTTCCACCATGCTGACCGCGGGCGAGGTGCTGATCCGGTCGTCGTAGGGCTTATCGTTGAAAGCGTTCATGCCGGCGTTGATCGTGGGCCCGGCCACCGGGACCATGCCCAGCGCGGCGCGCACGTTGCCCATCACCAACACGGCCATCAGCCAATCGTCCAGGGTTTCGCCGTCCTTGTCCTCGTCGCCTGGGCCGCCCCGGAAAGCCTGCACGATCAGCTCGCTGACCATGGCCGGTGCCAGAAAGCCCAGCGTGAACACGTACAGCCCCCGGCCCATGCCCTTGCGCAGGCCCAGATCGTGCTGGGCTTTGGCGAACTCCGTGCCCAGCAGGTTGGCCTGCATGTTGAAGTACCCGGCGAACTGGGTGAACAGCCGCACGAAGGCGTTGCCAGTTTCAAAGCGGCTCACATCCTCGGGCAGCGTGCTGCCCTGGGTCTCGCGCACGGCCGCGTCCGCGATGCGGCGGGCGTCCTGCTCGGTCTGCCCGGCCTCCAGTGCCTGGTTGTAGGCCCCGGTCCACACCACCGGGCCGATCACGTTGTCCACCGCCGACTGCATGAAATAGGCGTGTTTGGCGGTCCAGGCCTGGGCCTTGTCGTAAACGCTGGGGTTCAGCAGGATGTCGTTGATCGCGTCGTTCATCTGCGCGACCTCGTTGTCCATCCGGGTGGCCATGTAGGGCGACACGTCGGCCACGGCGCGCACGAACTGGCGCGGCGCCTTGACATAGTCGGCCATGGCGCCCACCAGGTAGCGCGGCCGCACCTTCACCGCGGCGATGCTCAGGCCGGTGACCTGCTGGGCGGTGTTCGCCACGTTGGCAAACATCGCGGCCATGCCGGCGCGGCTGCGTGCCAGGCTGAAAAACCGCATCATGCCGTTGTCGCCGGGCACCGGGGTCTCCACCGCCTGGCGCGCGGCGCGGTTCAGCCACGGGGTCAGCAGGCTGTCGAACGCGGCCGGGTCCAGGCGGTGCAGCGGCGTGCTGACGGCCTTGCTGCCCAGTACCTTGCGCACTTCGCGCACCGGCTGCTCCAGGTGGCTGAACAGCAGCACCTTGTCGATGTGCTGCGACAGCGTGCGCAGATCCAGCAGCAGGGGCTTGTTGTTTTCCACGCGGGTTTTCGTGAAGCCCCGGTTGGTGGCCGGGAAGGCATAGGCCAGCGTCTGGCTTTCGTCTTCTTGCAGCTTGCGCGTGGCCGCGTCCTTGACCACCTCGGGATCCATCATGGCGGGCACGTAACCCCCGCGATACTCGCCAAACGGCGTGGTGAATGGGTCGGACGTCACCTCGTCAAAATAGCGGCCGAACACGTCCCGGTGTGCTTTCTGGGCCAGCGGCTTCATGCTCTCCAGCATGTCCCACACGCCCTGGGCAAAGTCGTAGTCCGCTTTGGTCAGCACGCCCTGGTCGATCATGCGCCGCAGGAACGCGTCCCACCGGCTGGTGTCCAGCACGCCCTGCTCGTTTTCCGTGGCCCAGCCCCGGCCCAGCAGCAGCTTGCGCTTGTTGGAGGTGTTGCCGGTGTGCAGCAGGGCGTGCAGGATTTCCGCCTTGCCCGAACCACCACGGGAATACCCGAAGGTATAGCCCAACTCCGGGGCGTCGATGCGCGCGCGGCCCACGTCCAGCCCGGCCAGCAGATCGCGGTACTGCTTCAGGTACTTGGCCCGGTCGGTGCGGTAGCGGTCGGCGGCCTCCTTCACCGGCTGCCAGATGTACTTGCGGAACGGGCCCATGTCGGCGCCGTCCTTGGCGCCCGTCCACGACTCCACGCGGCGCAGCGCAGCCCAGGCCGTGCGGATGCGCGCCACGCGGCGCTCGGCGTCCGTCACGGCCATGCCTTCGCCGGGCACTCGGTCGGGCACGCCGATGGCCTCCATGCGCTGCACCAGCGGCAGTTTGGCAGCCTCGATGTCGATCAGCTGACCGTCGATCTCCACCTGGCGGCTGCGCTTGGCCAGGTACCACAGGCCCTGGATTTCCTCCACCAGCCCCCGGAATTCCTCGACGGTCAGCTCATTCAGCGGGCGGGCGTTGACGGTCAGAGCGTCGATCTTGTCGCGCAGCACGTTGAACATGCCCGGATCGTTTTCGGCCACGGCCTTCAGGTAGCTCTGCGCGGATTCGCCCTTGCTGCCCAGACCGTATTCGGCCAGCACAGCGCGGGCGGCCTGCACCACGTCCCAATCGCGGGTTTTGATGATCGTGTCGCGATTACCGCGCAGCACCTTGCGGAAGAACTCCACGCCCTTGCGCACCTCGTCCTGCGCGCCGTAGGCAGCTTTGGTGGCGTAGTTGTTCACCAGTTGGTTGCGCTTGTGCATGGCCGCCTCGGCCAGGTCTTTGCCGATGGTCTGCCCGGCCAGCTTGGCGCTTCGGGCTTCGGCGGCGGCGTACTGCTTGGGGCGCAGGTTTTTGATCTGCTGGCGGGCGATCACCTGGGCAGCGTAGTCCTGCGCGGCGCGCGCCATGACGTTCACCGTGTCGCGCTGCTTGACCAGACTGCCGCCCGATTCGGTCACCTTGTTTGCCTTGGCCAAGGCTTTCATCTCGTTGGCGATCACGCGCGCGCGCAGCTCGTTGTGCACCGCCTCGTCGGCGGCGCGGTCCAGTGCTTCCTTGCTGGCAATGTCGCCGTACCGCTGGAGCATCTCGAAGTCGGTCAGTTCGTCGATCACGGCGGCCGGCGTGGGAGTGATGCGCAGGGTTTCCACCAGCTGCTGGCCGGACGGGAAACCGAAGGTTTCCGCCACGATGTCGGGGTCAATGCCGCGTTCCTCGCTGGTCATGCGCAGTTTGGACAGGCGGTCGTAGGCCTGGGGGTTCATCGCCTTGACCATGCTGCTGCGCAGGCGGCCGCTGGCCACGGCAGGCAGGTCCAGAGCCTCCACCGGCATCTCGCCGGCAGCGTCGGCGTAGTTCTTGCGGATGCTGTAGCGGTCGATGCCCCGGCGCTGGTCATCGAACAGGGCCTCAAACTTGGCCAGGTCGGCTTTGCCGTTTTCGTCCGGCAGCAAATACCCGGCCTCGACCAGCCGTTCGGCCATCGCGTCGATGGACAGGCCGCCATCCTTGCGCACCACCGGCGAACCGAACACGCCGGAATCCAGCTTTTCCTTGGCGTCAATGCCCCATTGCTTTTTGACTTCGGCACGATCCAGCCCGCCCAGCTTGGCTATGGCGGTGAACAGGTTGTCCACCTCCTCGCCGGTGGGCTTGATGTCCGGCCCCCGGTCCACACGCTCGGCCTTGCCAGTCAGGAAAGCCCAAGCCCGGTAGATGGGCTCGGCCATCACCTGGGCGCGCACGTCGCGCTGCACTTCGGCCCGCTTGTCGTTCGCTTCAGCCTGGGCGGCCTTCAGGGCCTTGTCGCGCGCGCGGGACAGCCAGCGCATGTCGCGCATCAGCCGGGCGTCCAGCTCGGCGCTGGCGCTGGCCGTGGCGCGTTCAGCCAGGGCCTGGTAAGCGGCGAACTCGTCTGGTGTCATGCCGGCCTGCTCGGGGGTCTGGAACAGCGGGCCCATGGCGCGCGCGGCCTGGGTCTCGGCGATGGCCGTGTCGCTGGCCAGCATGCGGTCCATCACGGCGCGCACGTCGTCGGTCAGCTTGACGTCCAGGCTGGTCAGCGTCTTGTACACCCGCACCAGCCACGCGCGAAACTGCGCGAACAGGGTCTGGAGCTCCAGGCTCGGGGCTTTGCCCTCCATGGCGTAACGCTCGAAACCGCGCGCCCACTGCTCGTGGTAGGGGCGTTTTTCCTCCAGCGACATCATCACCCAGCGGTCCAGCGCGCTGCTCTGCGCGTCAGCCGTGACGCCGAACCAGGTCAGGATGCGGTTGAAGTCGTCCACCATGCCGCGCTCGGCATCGCTAACGGACTCGCCGCTGCTGATCTGGGTCTGGATCTTGGCGGCCAGGTCGGCCTGCACTTCCAGGAAGAAGTGGCCCGACTCGTGAATGAAGGTGGACAGGTCCGCGCCCTGCAGCAGGGCGATCACGCTGGGGCTGGCGGTGATGTCTTGCCCGAAGGACAGGGCGCCGCGATTGCCGCCTTGCGCAGCCTGGAAGAACTCGGCGCGCTCGGCCTTGGTGACCGGGCTGCCGTCCTTGTGGGTCAGCTGGACGTTCTTGTCGTTGAAGACGACGAAGTTGAAAGTAGCGCCCTCGCGCGCAGCGGCAACGGCCTGAACCAGTTCGGCAGAAGCATCGAAGTCGGCCAGCTTGTCACTCAGGGCGGCGCTGATCGCCTGGGCCGGGAAGTCGAAGCCCAGCCAGTCATTGGCTGCCAGCGCCGTCAGGATGGCATCGTTCGTCGGCGAGAACTGGCCAGAGCCGACCAGGTCCAGCACCTCGTCGAAGTCGGCGTCCTCGGGCAACTGCTCCAGAAACTCGCGCTTGATCTCCTTCAGCGGGCGGTTGCGGCTTTGGCCGTCCATGTACTTGACGCCCCGCACGCCCACCGCCTCGAGCAGTTCTGAAGCGGCTTGTTGCGCGCCGCGGTCGCCCCTGGTGCCATCGGCATTTGCATCAGACGTGAGCGCCTTGTACGCATCTGCGCCGGTGTAGTTGTCCGCGTACTGGTAGCCGTAGTCGGCCGCGAGCTTTGCAAGCCCGGCGCGCACGGCTTCAGGCTGCTCGCTCAGTGGCTTGTCCCACAGCAGCATGCGCGCCACCACGTCGTCGGGAATCTCGACTTGATACAGCCGCCCCTGCTGGTCGCGACCCGGCACCTCGATGGTCTTGCCGGCGGTTTCCGCCTCGGCCAGCCAATCTAGCGCGAGTCGCGCCTGCTGTCCGGGGCCGTGCGTATTGGCAACCCACTGCTGAAGCCAGGCGCGCATGTGGGCATAGCCCTCCTTGCCCCGCAGCGTTGTTGCCGGTCGCTCGTCGACCTCCAGCACCATCATGTTCCCGTGCTCTGGGTCGTTGTGCTGCTGTCGGCCGTCTATCTTGACGATGCCATACCCGTCGCCTGAAAGAGTGCGCTGATAGTGCTCTGCGATTGACCTGTTCTCGGCGAAGTAGAGGCCGTGTCCGTAAGCCTGCGCACCTTCGCCCGTGCCGATCTTGTCCGTGCTGAACCTGTCGAAGTCGTGCGGGCTGCCGTGGTATGCGGGCTGGTTCAGGATGTTAGGGTCGTTCGGGTCGAAGGTTCCACGGTTGCCGGTGGCGCTCTTGATCTGCTCGGGGCGGAAGGCCACCACCTCATAGTGGCCTGCATAGCGGGGGTCTGCGTATTCATTCGGAACGATCACGCCATCGTGGCCTTGCGCCTCCAGATCCTTACGAATAGCTGCAGCCTCCTCTGGCGTCGTTGCGGCGCGGCGGTTAGCCGGCCAAACGTAGGGGTTTTGGATGGACACATAGACCGGCATCACGAGCGGCGCGCCGCTCAATTCCTTGCCCTGCAATTCTTCATACCGGGAATAGGTGCTCGCGGTATCGGGGTCGGCGGTGAAGTAGATGCCTCGCCCATACCAGCCTGCGTCTTTCTCGGTGGCCTTGTTCTGCTGGAACGCAGAAATTTCCGCAGTCGTCCCGTGATACACCACCAGCGGCTTGCCCTCGGCGCCAACCACCTTGCTGTCACCGAACCAGGCTTTGAACTCTGGCGTGTCCGGTGCCGCCTGCTCCAGACGCTGCCCGCCCTTCACATCCGTGCCCGTCACCCGCAGCTGATACCGGTCCAGAAACTCAGGCAGCGGCACGCCAGCGCGCAGGGCCTGCACGGCATAGAAGTTGCCCAGCAGGCCCGCATAGGCCTTGTTCACCTCGGGCCGGAACTTGCCCACGGCGTCCAGTTGCTGCTGGAACTGCGCGGCGGTGTCGGCCACCTGCTGGCGGAAGGTCGCCGCGTCCTGCTGTTCGGCCAGCAGGGTTTCCACCTGAGCGCGGATGCTGTCGCCTTCGGCGGTCAGGTATTCCTGCGCCTCGACGCGGCTCATGGCCGTTTCGCTGGCGCGCAGGTGGTCAATCAGGGGCGTGGTGATCTCTGGCCCGGCGGCGGCGAGTTCGGCCACGGGCACGCGCACGTCCGCGCCCGGCACAAAGCTGGCCGCCTCCAGTTGGGCCGCCATGGTGGGCGCGAAGGCGCGCAGTTGTTCAATACTGATCGCGCTCTGGTTCAGCGTGTTGGCGAGTTGCTGCGCGTCCACGTAGAGCTCGGCGGGCACCTGCCCGTCATCGGCCAGGGCCTGCATGTAGGCGTTGAACGTGCCGGGGTCGCGCGCGCGCAGTTTCGAGGCCTCCATCAGCCTGACCACTTCGGCCATGTCAGCGGCGGCGCGCTCGGCCTGGTCCGCTGCGCGGCGCTCGGGCGCCAGCTTGCCCGCCACAGTGTTCACCGCGCCCATCGCACCGCCCTGCACGATGGTGGCCAGCAGGGTCTGGTAGGCCGCGTCCGGGCGTTCGGCAATGTACTGCGCCCAGGTTTTGTCCGGGTTGGCGATGGCCGCGTCCACGGCGTCCTGCGCCAGCGTGGCGAGCTGTTCGGTCGGTACTTCGCGGGCCAGCAGGCCCTTGACGAACTCGGTGGCCCCGGCCTTGCCCAGGCGGTCCACCATGAAGCGCATGGGCAGCAGTTCGGTGGCCACCTCGATACCACCCTCCAGCAGCGCACCGGCGCCAGCCTGGCCCGCCGTGGCGCCGCGCGCCCGGTATTTGCCGTAGGCCTCACCGCCCACCTGGCCGTATGCCACGGCCAGGCCGGGCAGCGGGTTGCCGGTCAGCACCGACAGCGCCAGGCCGGGGGCGTTTTGCACCGTGCTGACGGCGCCGCTGTAGATGCCTTGGCCGGTGCTGGTCTCGAATGCTGGATCTGCAGCTTGCGCGCGGCTGGTGGCGCGCTCGTACCGTTTCAGCGGGCCGCTGTTGTCCAGGCCCAGCAGGTCCGCAGCTGCTACGCTCATGCCGGCGCTGGTCGCGCGCAACCGTTCCACGTTGAAGATGCCGCCCAGCACTGACCGCACCGACGGCGCCGGGCCGCGGCTGGGACCCATCAGCGGGCCGTTGTCGATGGTCACGCCCTGCCCCACCAAGGCGCGGGCCGTGTCGGCATCCAGTGCAGGATTCAGCTCGATCTGGCGGCGCACGGCGTTGCCAAACTCCACGCCCGACATCACCGACGGCTGGGCCTGCGGCAGCCGCTGCGTGCCGCCGTTCATCATGCGGCGCACCACGGACTCCAGCCCCGACAGCACGCCGCTGTCGTCGCTGGCCAGCTTGGCAAAGTCAGCATCCGTGTACCGCTGGCGCAGCACCGGCGCGGCGGCCGTGTCGGCGTCCAGCTTTTTCAGCACGGCGGCGCGCATGCTGTCCTGCGGCGCGGCCTCGACCACGCCTGGGTGCACGCCCAGGAATTCGGCTGTTTTCCGGGCCTTGGCCACTTCATCGGGGTTTACCCCAATCGCTTGCGAAGCTGCAGCGCCGAAGCGCGCGCGGTCGTCTGATGCCTCGGCCTGCATCAGGCCCAGGTACTTGGACGGCGCGGCAGCACCGTCACCCTGCATGGTGGCGGCGTAGTTACTTGGCATCGGGGATCAGGCCGGCAGCGGGTGATTTACCCTTGAGATACCACCGCTTGAGGTTGTCCTCGGTGGCGGCAAAACGCGGGTCGTTGGGGAACTTTTGCGCCATGGCGCGCAGCCCGTCGGCGATCTCGCGCCGGTCGGCTGCGGGCACGACCACGTTCTTGATGTCCTCGGGCTTCAGGGCGATGACCGGCACGTCCTTGGCGCTGCTGAACCAGCCGTCCACGGTCACGGTGCGCGCCATCTCCTGGCGCATCAGGTTCATTTTCTCGTCGCGGGTCAGCGCCTTGTTGCCGCCTTGCTGGGCCGCGCTGATCATCTGCTCAACCCGGTAGCGCAGTTCGCCCACCTGGGCACGGTTGGCCGTGCGGAAGGGGTCAATGCCGATCTGCTGGGCGATGTGGTTGAAATCGTCCGTGTCCATGCGTGCCTCGGCCAGCTTGGCCGGGTTGTTCAGCGTGCGGCGCTTTTCCATCAGGTCGCGCGTCAGGTCGTTGCCCAGCGTGGGCAGCAGGTTCAACACCTGCGCCTCGGTCATGCTGCGCAGCGTGTCGGGGTTGCTGTACTGCAGGTAGGCACCCATGCCTTCGCGGGCCATGCGGCGCTGGCCGCGCGCCTCGGCGGCGTCCGCGCGCGACTCCTGCGCCGCGGCGCGCTGCTCGTGGCGCAGGGCCCGGCTTTCCATGAAGTCCACGATCTTGCGAGCCGACTCGGGCGACAGGCTCAGGAACGACGGCATGCTGCGGATCTCGCGCGCGGACTTCCCGTCCAGAATCGCCTGGTTGACGCTGGCCTCCAGCTGGTCGTCGCGCTCGCGCCGGCTGTCTTTGAACGCGACAGCGCGCTCCTTCAGCCCGGCGAGGGCTGCGCGCATGGCCTCGGGCTTGTCGGCCAGTTGCTTGCGCACGGCCTGCTCCATGACGTCCAGCGTCACCGGATCACGGTCAGACTTCGGCCCCAGGGCCTGCCATGTAGCATCGGCTGCGCTGTCGCCCAGGCGGGTGGCCGTGGCCTTCTGCGCGAACGCGCCCACCTCGGCGTGCTGGCTGCCTTCGATCTCGGCCTTGTTGGTCTGGAAGTAGGTTTCAGCGGCGGCCGGGTTGTCACGCACCAGGCCCTGAATCACCTGCTTGTGGAAGTTGGTCAGGTACTCGGCTTGCTTCACATCCTTGACGGCCGTGTCCCATCCGTTCAGCTTGGCCAGCATGTCGGTGCGGCGCAGGATGTCCTGTTTGGCCGATGTCAGCAGCTCGCCGTTGCCGGGGTTCGCCGCGGCCAGGTTGATGGACCCGACGATGGACGCCTGCGCCGATGCGTCCAGCGACTCGCGCCGCTGGCCCGCCTCGTACCCGGCGAACTGGCCCATGCTTTGCGCGCGCATTTTCGCCACGGTCTGAGCGAACAGCCGTTTTTGAATCGGGTTCTGCAGGCCGTCAGAGACCTGCGCGCCTTCCTTGTCCCACCATTCAGCGGCTTCCTTCGCCACGCCCCAGGCCTGCTGACCCTTGCGCTGTTTGGCCTGACCTTCCCACTCTAGGTATTTACCCTTTATGTCGGTTTCGGCCCGCATGATCAGGTCCGCGTCCTGGCGCTCCTGGATGGCTGCGCCCACGTCCTGCAGCTGGCGGCCGAAGTCGGCGGCCTGCTGGTTGATCACCGGTTGCGGGTTGGTGCGGGACAACCCTGCACTGGACAGGGGCTGGTCGCCGATGGTCGGCCCGGTGGTGGCTGGTACGCGCGGCATCAGTACACCCCGATCTTGCGGCGGTCACCCTGACCCTCAGGGAAAATGGGGGGCGGGCCGTAAGGGTCGCGTCCGCTGGAGCCTGATCCGGTGTACCAGCGGCCGGCCACGCGGCCCGCGCTGGACAGCAACGAGCCTGCCGTGGCCATCAGCGGGCTTTCGCTGCTGGCACGTGCAGCCGCCGCCGCAGCGGCATCGGTGTAGCCGGCAGCCTGGTTGCGCAGTGCCCAGGCTTCCTTGGCGGTGTTGTCGGCGATGGTGTCGGCGTCCATCTGGCCGAACAGCTCGGTGTCGGACAGGATGTTCAGCGCGGACCCCTGGTTCAGGTCCACGCCGTTGGCAGCCATCGCGGCGCGCTGCGCGCCCTTGAGCTGGCGGGTTTTGCTGCGCTGCAGGCTCACGGCGCGGTCGCCGCGCGCCAGGGCGTCGTCGGCCTGCCAGCCAGCAATGACGGCGTTATTGCGCGCGACCTGGGCTTGGGCCTCGTAGGCTGACCGGGTGGACCGGCTGTTGCTGAAAGCCGTGGCCGCGCTCAGGCCTGCGCCCGCGACCTGGATGGCTGGGGCTACAGCGCCGATGGCGGTGGAGAAAGCAGCGGTTTCAATGCCCATGACGTAGTGACTTCACCATCGTGTATCCGGCGAGTCTGTAGCCCAGCCGCTCATACGCGCATACGGTGGCCTGCGCGTTGATCTCCGTGCTGACGCCGATGGCCAGGTCCAGCACGCCCTGCTGCACCGCCCAGGTTTCCCAGGCGTTCACCAGCCGCAGAAAAGCACGCCCCCCCCTGTGCTCGGGCTTGACGTACACCGTCAGGTCGGTCAGGAACCGCTCGTCGTTGAAGAACCGGGGCTGCGTCACTACCACGGCCATGCCCACCAGTGCGTCGCCGGCCGTGGCCACGAACATGGCGGCGTCCTCGGACAACAGCGTGCCGCGCAGCCGGGCAGCCAGGTCCACCAGCTTGCGCTCGCTGAACGGCATGTCGCGGTACCGCGGGCTTTCGTCGTGCAGCGCGCGGCCCATGGCGACCATGGCCGGCACGTCGTCGGGGGTGGCGCGGCGCACTTCAGCCACCGGATGCCACCTCCAGCACCAGGGCCTGCAGCGTCAACGGCAGGGGATGGCTTTGCCGCACGCACAGCGACCCGTCCCGCTGCCACTGCGGGCTGATCTTTATGTCCACCACGCCGGTGGCGGGCTGCTGCGCCGTACCCAGGGGCTCGGTCGTGCGCTGCGGGTATTCGAGCAGCTTGTCGAAGCTGGGCCCGACCTTGACGCCTGACGACACCAGCATGCGCAGGCTCACGCCGTTGATGTTCTTGTCCGAGCCCTGCCCCAGGGCCGCGGCGCGCTCGTAGGCCCACGGCAGGGTCTGCGCGTCGGCGTTGTAGGGCAGGCCAACGTGCACCTTGCTGGCCGGCGCGTCCAGCGTAATGGTGCCGCCGGTGACGGTCTTGGGCCCTTCCACGCCACCGTCGGCCAGCACCGTGACCTGCGCGCCCTCCAGATGGTGCAGCCCGGTGATCGTGCTGGTGGCCGCGCCTGTATAGGTGGCGCCCGCGTCCAGGAAAGAGCTGTCGGCCAGCGTGGCGGCCTGACGTGAACGCATGCGCTCGATGTAGCGCACGCTGCGCCCGTTGATGGTGCGGCGCACGATGGCGTACACGCCGTCCTCGTCACCCTCGGCCACGGCGCAGATGGACTCAAACACGCCAGCCGTGGTGTGCTGGTGCCAGGCCTTGACCTCGTGCTCGGGTACGTGCGTCATGCCCAGCAGCACGCCGTCATTGCGCACCGCCCACAGGATCTGGGTCGGGGCCTTGCTGTAGGCCATCTGCAGCGTCGTTTTGTAATCGAACAGGTGCGGCGCCATGATGGTCACGTCTTCGGCCTCGTAGGCCTGTGTTTCCCACCGGTACGACAGCTCGCGGATGTGATTGCCGCGCGCCGGTGCGTACAGCACCGATCGACTGGTCACCACCGGCTGCACGCCGGACGCGCCCACGTAGCCCTGGGGCTTGGGCCGCACGCTGGTGGGCGTCAGCGCATCGCTGCCCGCGGACTCGATGCGCCACTCGCCGCCCGACGTCAGGGCGATCAGGTTATTCAACGGCACCAGGTGGCGCACGTATTGCGCCTCGCGCGCCACGATGCGCAAGCCGATGCTGTCGTCGTCCTGCGTTGGGATGCTGTAAGACATGTTTCGCTCGGTGCCCGAGCGCGTCATCCAGATGTTTTGGGGCTTTTCGTAGGTGCCGCCGAAGCAGCGGCGCTGTTCAAAATAGCTGACGGCCCAGGGGTTGACCCCGCTGCCTGTGACGGTGGGCACGGCGAAAGTGGCGCCACTGCCCCCGGCGGCATCGGTGACGGTCACCACGGGTGACACGTAGCCACTCCCGCCGGCCACCACGCGCACGCCGGTGATGACGCCGCCGATGACCACGGGCTCCAGCACGGCGCCGGTGCCCGGCCCGCTGCTGTCGGTGACGGTCAGCGTCACGACGTGATCCACGATGGCCGATGCCGTGGCGGTGGCCGTGGCGCCTGCACCTGGGCCACCGTCGGTGATCGTGATGGTGGGGCTGACGTACAGCGAGCCTCCGTTCGTCACAGCCACCGCCGTGACCACGCCGGCCGCTTCCGTGACGTTGAACGTGGCGCCGCTGCCCCCGCCGGCCGCGCTGGCCGCGGGCGCCACGTAACCCCCCGCGCCGCCGTTTGTCACGACCACGGCCGTGATCGCCCCACCGGTCTGGGGCACGGACCCGTAGCCGGTGCCGCCAGCCGTCACCGTGACGGCGGTGATCGCGCCGATGGCAAACGGATCGTTCGCCAGGGGCGGGGTCTGGAGCATGTCCGGCGTGATGTTGTTGTCTTTGAACAGCGATCCGTCGGTCTGACCGATGTAGCCGTACAGCCCGTTTTTCAGCTTGTAGACGTTGTAGCGCAGGCCTTCCGCCACAGTACTGGGCTGAATCTCGTTGTACTGGCCGGCGGTTGTCAGATCATTGGACACCGTGTCCGGCGGTGACGCCAGCGATTCCTCCAGCGTGTCGGCCGCCAGGGCCGTGCACACGTAGGTGTGATCCTCGGGTGTCCCGCTCGACCCCACCGCCGTGGCGGCCGGCGCGGCTGGCGTGCTGATCGTGGGCAGAAAGCTGATCGTGCTGAGTTGCCAGCTTGCGGCTGATAGCCGGCGCAGCTCGCGCGGCGCATACGCCGGGTGGCAGATCGTCATGACGTCCGCGCTTTGCACGTAGTGCAGGTCGAACAGATCGTTTTCCAGGTACGGCGTGGCCAGCTCGTACACCCGGGCGACCACGCCCCCGCCGCTGTACGCGTCAAGGGCAGCCGTGCTGATGGGGTTGCCAAACAGGTCCGTCAGGGTAAACGTGTTGGTGGTGACTCCCTGCACGATGCAGCACCGGCCCGACAGACTGGTCATGCCGCCCACGGACGCGAGAAACACCCAGTTGTTGTTCTGGTAGCCGTGAGCGGGAACGGTGAACACGCCGGGGCTTGCCTGGGTGATGCCGTTGATGGTCTTCCCCGCCTCCAGCAGCGTGGCGCCGTTGGTGTGGAACCGCACGTACTGGACGCCGAACTCGACCACGAACGTCTGCGCGCTGTTGTACGTAAAGGGGATCAACACTGCGCGGCGGTCCTCGTATTTCGCCTTGTTGACGTAGGCAAAGCCGGGCCGGTTTTCTATCGGGCCCTGGGGCGTCACGATGAAATTCAGCGCCTTGGCCACGCCAGTCTGGAACTTGCCCAGGTCCAGCCGACCAAACAGCTGCGGCGACAGCTCACCAGCGGCGAAGGACCGAAGGTACGTCTTGGCGGTCATTGCAGGCGAAAGCCCCCGCGCGCGGCGATGTGCGACGGCAGGCGGGTGGTGTAGGTGTTGCGCTTGCCGGTGTTGGCATCAGCCGCGGCGGCCTTGCGGTATTCAATGTCAAACCACTTCAGCTGGGCCTGGGACACCTGCATGCCTTCGCTGCCCTTGATGATTGGCCCGGCCAGGTAGGCGGCCAGCAGCCGGGACAACGACAGGGTGAACCCCGGCGTGTATTTGGACGTGTCAGTCGTCACCGCGATGTACCGCAGCACGGCGGTTTCCACGTTGGTGAACAACACCTTGTCGCCGTCGGCGTCAGTCTCGACCAGGTAGGGGTGGCTGCCCGCGTCGGTTTCCGTGCCGTAGTAGATCTCGGGCGTGCCCGGCAGCAGGGCCGACAGGGGGCGGATGCAGTCTGACGGCAGTTCGTAGGCGAACGACCAGTCGAAAGGCGACGGGTTGGCCGTCACGGCCAGCGCCACGCGGCGCGTGGCGAACGTCCAGGGGTGCGCCTCCAGCAGCAGGTCGCGCGCGAACGGGTAGAACCGCTTGCAGTGCGCGGCCTGCACCGTGCCGTCAGGCGGCACGATGCTGGTGACCATGGCCTCGTCGCCCAGGTGCGACAAGGCCAGACAGCAGATATCGACTTCGCTGGTGGGCATGGTCCTGATCCTGTTGGAAAAAGGGCCGCACGCGGCGGCCCCTGGTCTTCAACCGCCTGCCGTCAGGCCAGGGACGCGTCGGCCTCGGCGTTGCCCGTCAGCTGCGCGGCCTTGCCCTTGACGGCCTTCTGGGCCGCCACGGGCTTCAGGTCGCCCGCTGCGCGCTTCGGGGGCGGCAGGGGTTTGTCAGCCATCTGTGCCCACTTGGGCAGCCGCGCCGTGCCGTCCTTGCCCAGCGCCGTGACGGTGAAGTTGAACTTCGTGCCGCGTTCCACCAGCTCGCCCCCGCGGAAACCGCGTTCCACGGCGATCAGCTTGACGGTGTCACCCACCTTGAGTTCTTGCTTGTCAGTCATGGCGCCCCCGATTACGCGACGTTGTCGGCGTACGCGCGGTACTTGGCCGGGTCAGCGGTCAGGAACGCGTTGATCTTGCCAGCCGTGACGGTGGTGGTCGCCACGGTGGCAAGGATGCCCAAGTAGCGCTCGTAGCTGCCTGCAGGCAGTTTGCCGCAGTAGATGACCCCGCCAGCGTTGAGCTCGGCGGAGTTGGCAGCCGCGTCGTCGGTCACGAACACCGGCGTGGCGACGTGCGTGGTGCAGTCAGCCACCACACCGGCGCCCAGCGTGGCCAGGGCATCAGACACCAGGAAGAACTGGATGGTGCCAGCACTGCCCCCGGTGATGATTTCCGTGTCGGTCTGGATGACCAGGAACAGCTCGCTGCCAGAGATGTCCGCCGTGGTGTTCGGGGACGTGGTGGCAGGCTTCAGGTCGATCACGTCGCCGATCAGGGCCGTGCCTGCGGCGGCGGCCACCGATACGGCATCGGCAAATTCGTTGCGTTCGTCCAAAATCATGACGTCTTTTCCTTTCAGTGTTTAGATGCCGGATTCGGTGGACAGCAGTTGGTCCACGCGGCGGATCGGGACGCCACGGAAGCGGGTCACGAACTTGCCCTGGGCCTCCTCCTGCGTGCGGAACTGCAGCAGGGGGTCGCGGTTCATCTGCAGGTCGAACGCGTCGAGCGAGTCGCGGTTCATGTAGATGGCCGGGCGGCCCATGTTCAGGTTCGGGATACGGCGCATGGCCTTGGCCAGCAGATCGCGCAGCACCGGGCCGGTGGCACCGGATGCGACGATGTCTTCCAGGTCGAAGTTGACGCGCACGATGTAGCGCCAATCGCGCACCACCATGCCGCAGTCCCACTTGTAGTGGGTGCGGTAGGCTTCCATGCGACCACCAGCGCCGTCCACGTTTTCAATCGTGACCGCGCCCTTGTCGGTGATCTTCAGGCCAGCCTGCGAACCCTTCGGGTAGATCATGTGGCAGGTGTTCGGGCCCCACACCACCACCCAGATGGACGCGTTGTCCGTGCTGTCAGGCGTGGCCGCCGAAGTCAGGATGTTTTCGCCGTTCACGGCCGACTGGTCGTTGAAACGCGGCGCCAGGCCTGTGAAACCTTCGGGCTCGGTGGCCTCGTTGCCGTAGAACATGTAGCGCGACAGCTTCTGGCCGAAGCCTTCCACGATGGCGCTTTCTTCGCTCAGGCGCCAGGCGGCGCTGTTGCCGTTCAGGTCGGCCAGGGCGCGGTCCACTTCGGCGTAGTTTTCCAGCATGCCCAGGCCTTCGCGGACCTTGACGCTGGTGGACTTGCTGGGCTGCACACCGCCGTACAGCTTGCGGAACGTGGGCTCAGGGATGCCGGTGCGCACGCTCGTGGTGTGGCCGGTCAGCTCGTTGCCTTCGATCCAGACGGCGTCGTCCAGCACCTCGTTGGTTTGCGACAGCATCTCGATCACGGGGATCACGTTGCCGTTCTTGTCCAGGCGACTGGTCAGGTCCAGCAGCGTGGGGTGGGTAGAAGCTAGGGTCGTCATGAGCTACCTTTCAGGGGTTCATGTTAGATTGGGAGTACATGGAACGGGCGTCTTTGGCGGGGGCGCCATTGCGGCCCGGGACGAAACCGTCCTGGCTGATGGCTTGGCCAGCGCGAAACATGAAGCGCAACACCTCGGGGTGGTTGCCCAGCTTCGACTGGTTCAGCAGGGTGCGCAGCTCGGGAGTGCCGAAACGATCCAGCGCGGACTTGGCAACGGCAAGGCTTTCGTCGAACTTTTCGCCGCCGAATTCCTTGTCAGCCTTCGAGTCAAGCCCCCACTTTTCGGCCTGGGCTTCCACGACGGACTGAACTTGGGCGACGGTGTTCTGCTGCATCTGGGCGGCCAGGTCCACGAACTTCTGGGCAGTTGCCTGCGGCAGGTTCGTTTCCTTTGCCAATGCCGTGAACGCATCCATGACGGGTGCGTCGAGCGACAAGCCCTCGGGCAGCTTGAATTCCTCGTACTTTTCGGGGGCGCCCTGCGGTGCGTCGTCCTTCGGCTTGTCGCCGTCGGGTTTCGCGTCCACGGGTTTGCCATCCCCGGCGGGCTTTCCGTCAGCCGGTTTTCCGTCGGCGCCGGGTGTAGGCGCGGCGGCCCCGTCAGCAGGCTTGGCATCTGCTCCAGCCGAAGCAGGTTCGCCAGCGGGGGGCGTGTCGCCACCCAGCAAGCTGTCCGCCGGCGCAGCAGCGCCGCCCCCGCCGCCGGCGTCACCCTCGGGTGCGTGCAGGCGGGGTGCCTTTGCTTTCAGACCGATGTTCATGTTTCGTTGCTTCCTTCTGCATCTCGGAAAAGCGATGCGCGCAGTGCCGCGTGATCTCGTCCACCAGCTTCAGCCCCGTGTTGCGCTGCCCTTCGGCGAAGGCCATGGCCAGCGGTTCCACGTTAAAACTCGACCGGTAGATGCCCGAACTCGTCAGCAGGCGCCACATGAAGCGGCGCCCGCGCTTGTCGCTCATCAGCCAGTGCAGGTCGTCAATCTCGGTTTGCCGCTCCAGTTGGGCCCGTTGGGCTTTCTCGGTGCGGGTCGTTGAAAGGTGATCTGCCTCTGACACGCTGGCAGTGTCCGGCGCGGTTTTCTTTTCGCGCATACGGCCCCGGCACAAAGAAAAACCCCCGGCGCCTTCCCGCACCGGGGGTTTGAAACACCGACTGACGCCGGCGAGGAGACTCCTGGCAACTAGTCAGGGATTCATGGCTGATCAGGCTCCTGAAAAGCTCCTGACCACGTTGGTCAGGGCGTTGTCGGTGGACATGTCGGCGCCGGCCAGGTCTTTGGCTGTGGCTGCAACCCGGGCGGCCTGTTCCTGAGCAGCAGCGGCCTGCTGCGCCTGGGCGCGGCCTTCGCGGATCGCGGCCACCTCGTCGTCGCCGCGGATGACTTCGGGATCCACACCCACGTACGAAGCGGCCTTGTCGATGACGGCGTCCGTGTCGATCTTGTCCCACACACTGGGGTCTTGCTTGGCGGCCGCGATGGACGCCGTGGCGCCGATGATGCGGTCCACACCGGCCATGCTGACGGCCCGCTGGGCTTGGGACAGCAGGCCGATAAATTCAATGTTCAGGTCCATCCCGCCGGCCAGCTCAGGCGGTGGCGGGGGCAGGATGCCAGCCTCCATGCAGGCGTCGAACGTGATGTCCACCACCGGCGCCAGGCCGTCGGTCTCGATGTTTTCCACCACCGGGCCCAGCATCAGCAGCTTTTCCTCGTGGATCTCGGCCACCTCGCGCGCCGTCATCTGGCCTTTGATGCCCTGGATGTTCGCCAGGAACAGGAACAGGTCGGCATAGAACGCGCTGTTGATGCGCGCGCGCACGTCCTGCAGGTCGCCGAGCAGATGCTGCAGGTTTAGCTGCACGTCGAAGGCTGAACGCACGGCGTTTCCTGGTCCTACCGCGTCCACGTATGTCACGCCACCGGGCAGGAAATCGCCGTCGTCGTTGTTCTTCAGGCTGGTGGGCACCTGCAGCGGGGGCTTGACCATGTAGTCGATGGCCTGGCCTTTGCGCAATTGTTCCTGCTGCAGCTGGAGGATGTCGCCCAGCGCGGTCATGCCTGGGCAGTTGCTGCCGTAGATGTCCTGTCCGCGGGTGAACCAGCGCGGCGCCACCACGGGGAATCGTCGATAGCCCGACTCGGACAACAGCGCGTCATCGTTGCCGCCGGTCTCCAGCATGATGGACTCGAACGGCATGTTGCGGGCGTCCAGTTTTCGCGTGTCGCGGTCTTTGCGTGGCTGGATCAGGTGCGCGACCGGAATCCAGCTGTCCACGTTGTGGCGGTCCCACATGTTTTTGATGGTGGGCGAGACCACGGCCCAGTCTTCCCGCCCGCCCTTCATGACGTAGCGGCGCACGATCTGGTCCACCGTCATCTGCAGCTTGCGCGACATCGTGTTGACCACGCCCCGGTCGTCGGTGGACAGGCAGTATTCGCCCACCGTCATCGGGTAGAAGCGGATCACGTCCTGAAAGTCGGGCAGCACCACGGCCGGCGCGGTGCCGTAGGCTCCAAGCTCGGCATACATGCCGTGCAGCGCCCGGTAGGTGTTGGACCGGCTGAACACCGTGCGCAGCTTCTGCGTGACCTGGTCCAGCCACAGCGAAACGGCTTTGACGTTCATCAGGTCGGTGTCGGCGGTCTCCAGCTTGAGCCAGGGCCTGGCCGGACTGGTCATGCCGGACTGCATGCCGGCGGCCAGCGTGCCGATGGCCATGGTGGCCGTGTTGTCCAGAATGTCTTCGTTGCGGCGGTCGCCGCGGTTGGCGTCCGTCGAATTGAACTGGCCGGTGCGCGGCAGCAGCACGCGGTTGATGTCCTGCCAGTGGGTCATCCAGCTGGAACGCTCGGTCTCCAGCGCACCGATGCGCTTGAGTACCTTTTGTTTCGTGGTGATAGGGTCAGCCACTATTCGCCCAGCAGCGTGTTCTTGCCCAGGTTGAGCGTGGACGCGTCAATGCCCGACGGGCCGGTCAGGAACGTGCCCGCGTTGCCGGCCTTGGCGCCAGCAGCGGCAGTCAGCGCGGTGTTTTGCGCGTTGACCACGGCCCGGTCTGGGCCCTTTGCGGTCTGGGGCTTGTCGGCAGCGGTTAGGGGCTGAACAGCCGGAGGCTGTTTAGGCACGGCCTGCTTTGCCAACAACCCCGCCCCCGCGGCCCCCGCAACGGTGGCCAAGGCAGGGGCCGCTGAGCCCGCGAAAGCAAACAAAGGCTCAAGGCCTGTGCACATGAACTATCTCCGGCCAGTTGACTTGTACGGATTGTGTTCACGCCGCTGCTTGTCGCGCATACGGGCACGCTCTGCCATGCCGATCGCCTTTTTGGAGACCGGAAAGGCGAAGCTCAGGGCCAGCGAGTCGCCACGGCCAGGGGACGGCAGCCCGCGGGCCTTCATGTCTTTTTTGCTCTCCAGCTGCACCGTGCCGTCCAGCGTGGCCACGGTCTCGGGGCTGATCAGGTCGTCATAGAGTACCTGGTCGTTTGGGTCGATCGCACCGCCAGCTTTGATCCAGTCCCGGGCATCGCTCCACATCTCGGCCCGCTTGTTCTTGAAACCTGGTTTGGTGGCGGCCGCGCTGAACCACACCAGCTGCCAGTTGCGGCCCTGCGTGCGGCCCGCGCTGACAATGCCAGTGCCGTAGCCCGCGTCCACGAACACAGCATCTGCCTCGTGCTCGTCCTCCAGCTGGGCCAGGATGGCGGCCACCTGCAGGTCGTTGTCATTTTTCGGGATGGTGCGCAGCACCTTGAAGTGCAGGCCCTGCCGCTTGCTGATCACCAACTCGTCATCACCCTCCCATGCTGGGTCACAGGTCAGGATCACCGGCGCCCACTGGTACTGCTCGGGCCGCAGGTGGCGAGCGCGCGCCGCGTCCACGTCATCGGTGCCAATGAACTGCTTGGCCGACTGGCTGGGAAACTGTCCGCGCACGCGCACCTTGACGATGTCGCTCTCTTCGCCGTACGTCTTGACGATCTCGTCAAGGTAGGCCTTGTTGGTACCTTCGACGGTGCGGCTATCAATCTGCCGGCAGCGCCACAGATGCCTGTAGCGGCGGAAGCATTCGCGAAAGCGGCCGGTGTTGCGCGTCGGGTTGCCGAACGCAATCCAAATGATCTCGGTGTCCTCGTCGGTGAGTGCGCCCTCGGCCACTTCCCACACCTTGTCGGCGATGGCTGATGCCTCGTCAAAAATCAGCACGATGCGCCGACCCTTGTTGTGCAGGCCGGCGAACGCCTCAGTGTTCGTGTCGGACCACGGGATCGCATCCGCGCGCCAGCTTTTTTCTGCGTCAGGATCAGCGCTGTAGACTGCCGTGGCGGTCACCTTGTGCCAGTCCTTCGTCTCAGCGAGCCGTGCCCACTTCGAGACTTCGGGCCAGGTCTTGTTGCGCAGCTGGTTATCGGTGTTGGCCGTGATCACGACGCGCGTGTCGACCATCGTGTCCAGCGCCCACTTCGTGATCTTGGCGATCAGCGCCGACTTGCCGATGCCATGCCCGGAAGCCACCGCGATTCGCAGCGGTTGGTGGCGCGTGGCGGGGTCCTGCAGGTGTTCGCCGATGTCAGCCAGCACCTCGGCCTGCCACTGGCGCGGCCCGGGCGTGTCGTGCAGTTCGCCTGCCTCGCGCCACGGATAGACTTGCTGCACGTAGCCCAATGGGTCGTGCTGGAAGCTCAGGATGTGGTCAATGTCCTCGTCGGTCACTTTGCCGCCTTGCGGTTGCGCATGCGCTCGGCCAAGTTACGGACGCCTATTTCGCCGGAATGCTCCTGCTGTATTTTCTCGCCGTAGCGCTTCGGGTCCCATCGCGCCAGCAGCTTCAGCCGAGTCTCAATCTGCAGCTTTCGATGACCGAGCATGTCTTCGCGCACCTCTTTTGTCTTGCCGTCATCGCCGACCTCCATCCTGATACCTTCCAATGGCGTGTTTGCAATTTCGAGGCACGATGCGGCCAGGGCGTCAAAACCATCATCACGCGCGCGCGCGAAGTCGGCAGCAAACTCTTCATTTGCCGTCTTCCAGTCACTAACAGTGCGAACTTTTGGCATACCGGAATCGCGGCAAATCCAGGCCAGAGGTTCCCCTTTGCTCAGGCGCTCGCAGATCAACGCAGCCTTGGCGGCGTCAAATGTAGATTGCCGTCCCCGTGGACGTTTTGGCGGCACGACTTTTGCTTCGGCTTTTTTTTTCATTCGAGCACCTTGACCCGCGCGACGGTTTGCCCGCGCCGCTGACCGTTGCACCATGCTTGCACCGTGGACTTTGGCACCTCGAACTTGCGGGACAGCCAGCCGTAGCTGTAGCCCTCGGCCCGCAGTTCAAGCAGTCGCTCGACATCCGCGTCGGGCAATTCGGCGCGTGGGTTGGACTCGCCAATGCGGTTGCCGCGCGCGTTTACCTTGATGCGCTCGGGGCCAAACCAGCGCACATGGTCAAGCGACAGCGCCTCGCGCAAACACGCCCGGGCCCGCCTCGCAGTGGCGGCGTCCACGCGGTATGACGACCACACCTGCGCACCACCGGCCGCGTTTCGACCCTGCAGCACGATCGCGGCGCGCAGCCGCGGCGAAAGCTTCGACACGAGCGCGTCGAAGTCCCGCAGCATCGTGTCTTCCACCTGCACGGGACTGCTTGCCCAGCGGTGCCAGCGGGCCAGCAATTCTGTCAGCAATGGCTCGATGTCGCGTTTCATGATTGGACATTTCGTCAAGTGTGTGACCCCTTTTTTTTGTCGTGCGTACCCAGCGCGCGGAGACGCGCGTCAATGACCACTACGTCAGCCTGGTGGAAGCTGTTTTTGTTGCACTGCGCCTGAGCTGAGAACTCGCGCGCCCGGTCAAATGGGGGCTTTTCCAGCTTGCAGCGGCCAAAGCCATGCTCAGCCAGGTACGCGCCTTTGAGTTGCCAGTGCGCGCAGGTTTGGCAGGTCATGCTGCCAGTGCCCAAACAGAATTGACGGGCATCCGGCGATTCAATGGCGGCGTGACATCTGCTTGGGGTGGCCCGTACAGCGTGGGCAATCGGCCTTTCCCGCGCCCGAGCCCTGCGCCGTGCTTGAGGCTGCGAAGCTGGCCGGTCCGGCATGCGTTGGCCAGGGCATGGCGCACCTGAACTGCAGATACATGTGGGAACAGGTGAAGGATGTCTTCTGACGTTCCTGTGCCGCGCTCGATGATGGCGGCGGAAACTTGCTTGATGAGGCTCATTGCTTCGCTTTCAGTTCTTTGGCCTTGGCCTTGTATTGGTCCCGGATGGCGCGGAGTTCGTCGTGTGTCCACTTGTGCACGCCGTCATCCCTTTCCAGCCGCTCAACCTCTGCCAGCCCAACGCGGGCGATCATCCCGGCGCGAAAGCTGGCGCGGGTGGTGCCGCCCGGCCTGTTGCAGTTCTTGCGCTGGCCGTGGACATTCGCCTCATCGAATCGAAGCTGGCAGGAGCTTCCCCGGCTCATGTAGTGGCCCGCGTCCATCGAACCGCCTGGGCGCTGGGGCTCAAACGGCTTGCCGCAGCAGATGCAGGGCTGCTTGGCGTCACGGGTGCGAATGAAGGCATTGAAGGCGGTTTGCGCCTCTGCGATCAGCTTGCGGATTGACTTGCCCGCTTCGCGCTTTTCCCGGTCCTGCCGCTTTTCCGCCCGCACCGCCTTTGCCCGCAGCTTGTCCCGGTTGGCCTCGTACCATGGCCCCACGCAGTCCGGGTGGATCTTGTCCCCCAGCTTGGGCAGGCGCTCACGGCAGTGGGGGCACTTTCCGGGCTTCTTGGTCATGGGGGTGCGTCGCAGGGTCATGGCAGGCACCTATCCAGCCAATACCGCCGAACGCCAGGCCACAGACGGCCACCCAAAACAGCGCACACGGTTTCGTACGGCACCTGCATGGCGTGTGCGATGGTCGGCGCTGCGTCGCTCTCAGACAAAAAGCGCCGGCCAATTTCCATCGCCTGCGCGTGGGTGACGCCACCCTGCACTTGTTCTGCTACTGGCTTGAAGGAAACGATGGTCATGCCGTCACCATCACTTCCCCGGTGTCCTGGTCAACCGGTGCCCGGTCCCGCTTGCGCTTTCCCCGAAGCTCTGGCGGCAGGGGCTCGGATACCTCCACTCCCAGCTCGGTGGCGGCGTAGGCGATGATCCGGTCGATGTACTCGGCCATGGCCCGAATGCCCAGGTCTTCCGTGCTGACCCGCTGGCGGCGGCGGTGCTTGCGGCCGGTCAGCGGGTTGATGCTGGTCACGACCTTGAAGCCCAGGAATTCCGCGCGGAAATGCTCTTTCCAGACTGGCATGGGGAACTGCTGGCCGTTTGGGCGGGCGTACTGCGCGATCTCGGTCAACACAACCCCGTGCAGGTACTTGCGCTGCTTGTCGGTAATGTCGTCTTCCAGCAGCCGAAACTCAGCCACCAGCGCCCGCCCCTGCTCCAGCTGCTCGCCTACCCATGGCAGGGTGTGCGACTTGAGAACCGCACGCGCCTGGTCGGGGTTGTGCAGCTCTACGCGGTTGAGGATGTCGGTCACGCGGCCTCCGCAAACAGATCCAGCGTTTTTGGGGTCGCCGGCTCCACGCATCCGCCCCACTGCTCAGCCATCGCGGCCGCAATGCCGGCGTAGGTCGCGCTGCGCAGCTTCCAGCGGTCCGGGCTGGGCGGCATCTTGTGGATGCGGTCGGCGCGGCCTTCTACGATGTTGGTCGGCGTCAGCTTCGGCAGGCCTTTCAGCCAGAGGCATGTCGCCTTGGTTTCACCGTGGCCAAACTGCCAAGGCTGGATCACCTGATCCGGCTTGCGCCAGATGCTGGACATGATGCAAACCGGGTTTTCGATGGCGTACCGCGGCACGTCGGCGCGCGCCAGCATCATGAAAAAGTCGATGCCCTCCTGCTGCCGGCCATCCGCCCGTTTTGCGGCAAAGTGCCGGGCACCAGAAACGGCCAGATGCGTGCAGGGCGGGTGCGCGATCATCAAATCCCAGCCGCTGCCGATCACGTCCCGCACGTCGCCTTGATAGTGCGGCCCCGGAGCATCGGTGGGCAGCAGGTCGCAGGACATGGCATCGTGTCCGAGGGCAATGAAGGCGTCGCGCACGGCGCCGCTGTATTCGCAGGCGATCAGGACACGCATGAAACCCCCTCAAACAGATCCGCAGTCCGTTCATCCCGCTTCACCGCCTGGCGCTCTACCGCGGGCGGGCGCTTGGGCTTGCTGCCGAGCACGTACCTTTCGCAGGTGGGACCCAAGCCTGATGCTGTCGGTGCCTTCAGGGTGCGGCCGCAGCGGGTGCAGCGGGTCATGCAGCCTCCAGTTCTTCACCCGGATACACCAGCCGCATGTCCAGGCTGTGCGCAATGTGGGCCTCTAGCGATGCGCCGCGGCTGCTTTCCCAGCCGTCCAGCAGGCGCACGGCGTCACAGGTGACAAGCTGGGCAATGTCTGCACGCATGCAGGCATGCCAGCCAGCGGACGGGTTGGCGTTCACCTCTGCCGGGTTGACCACCTCATACCCCAGCGCGCGCAGGCGGGCGGCCTCGGCGTGGAAGGCGGGGAAATTCAGGGCTGGCAGGTTGGTCATGGGACCGGCGATGTAGATGCGTTTCACCGTGCGGCCTCCATCACTTGCGCCGGCGCCGACCACATTCGCGGCAGGCCGGATGCCGTTGCATCCCCGGTCAGGTACAGCGCGCGGTTGATGACCGATGGCGAAACAGGCTCACCCTCTGCCGCCCGGTCAAGCACGGCCATCGCCTCGCGCACTTCGCTGGCATACCCGGCGCGGTGGCCCTCGGGCGCGTAGCAGATGCCGCCGTCGCACACGGTGTAGGGGATGGTGTTCATGCAGCCTCCTTGCGCGCTGTCGGGCGGTGGCTGGGCCAGTCGAACGTGACCCACTTGGACACCTCGCGCAGCCGGTCGAACGTCCGTTCGCCGATGTACTGCTGCATGCCCTTCACGTCCTGATTCGTCAGGAAGATCGTGGGCATCATGTCCCGATAACGCCGGTCCAGCACATCAAACAGGATGGTCTGCTCGCCATCGGTGCCGTACTGCACGCCGATTTCGTCCAGCACCAGCAGCGGCACGCCGCCTAGGGTGTCCAGTACATCGGTTTCGCTGCGCTCGGAATCCTTGCGCCAGGTGCCGCGAACGGCCCGGATGACGCCCATGACTGTGGTGTAAAGCCCGACACGCTCAGGCATCAGGGCTTGCAGCACTGCGGTGGCCAGATGGCTTTTCCCGGTGCCCGGCAGCCCGGAAAAGATCAGGCTGGAGCCGCGGCGCGCGTGGGTGTCGAAGTTTTCGACAAACTCGCGGGCCACCTCCAGCGCCTTCGCCTTTTCCGGCGTGTCAGCCACGAAGTTGT